GGGCAACGCCGCCGCCTCGGGTGAGAGGGGCAACGCCGCCGCATCGGGCTGGAGGGGCAACGCCGCCGCCTCGGGTGAGAGTGGCACGGCTGCTGTGACTGGCTGGCATGGAAAAGCATCCGCGATTGGCAAGCAGTGCGTTGCCGTGGCATGGGGCGCAGATAGCCTTGCAAGAGGCGCTGTGGGCAACTGGATTGTTGTTTCTGAGCGTGACGATGATGGCAACATCATTGACGCCAAAATCGTAAAGGTGGACGGTGATACCATCAAGGCGGACACGTGGTACAAACTGGCGAATGGTGAGATCGTGGAGGCATCGTAATGTATTTGTGTGATTATTGTGGGGCAGCGTTCCATTCGCTGGATTACATCGAGGAAAAGTCCGATGAGTGCGGAAACAGCATAATTTATGTCTGCCCAGAGTGCGGAGAGGAGATTATCCCCGGAGAAGCGGATGAATGTCCTGTTTGCCACGGCTGGAAGCCGATGAAAGCCGCTATGTGCCACAAGTGCGAACTGGAAACAATCGGGAATTTCAAACTGGCTATACGGAAGTTTTCCGATGTGCAGCTTGATTATATTTCCGATCTGACGGAGGGTGAGTATCTCTCGGAGTTTTTGCATAAGGGGGGCTTGGGATGATAAACGGTGTCCTCCGGTACATAAAAGCTACAGTGGAAATCCCATTCCCGGAGGGGAAAATGTGCTGTAACCTCTGCCCACTGCTGGAGACTTATTTGCGAAATCAATGTCGGAGAACAGGCGAGTATCTGTTAGACACGAGAATCGTCGGGGCATATTGCCCGCTACAAGTTGTTGATGAGGAGAAAACCGAATGATGAATATCTATGAGAAAATCGCAGCGATTATGCAGGATGTTCAGTATCTTGCAAAGGACGATCATGTAGAGTTTGGCAGCACCAAGTATAAGGCATTGAGCGAGGAGAAGGTAACCTCCATCATGCGTGCGGAACTGCTGAAACACAAACTGGTTGTATACCCCATCGCACAGACAGCCGGGAGAACTGGGAACATTACCCACGTGGATGTCATCTACCGCATGGTCAACGTGGAAAACCCGGAGGAATACATCGAGATTGCATCCTGCGGAGATGGAGCAGACACACAAGACAAGGGCAGCGGCAAGGCCATGACCTATGCGTTTAAGTATATGTGGCTGCGGACCTTTGCGCTTCCCACCGGCGAGGACCCGGACAAAATTTCTTCCGCCGAGCTGGACGAGAAGGAGCGGAACGCTGCTCCGGTGTGTGAGCGATGTGGAGCTGACATTGTGTCCGTCAGGAAGCGCAACGGCGAAATGTGGACGGTAAAGGACATGGTTAAGTACTCCAAGGGCCGCTACGGAGCGCAGATGTGCGCCGGCTGCATGAAGGCTGCAAAGAAGGAGCAGGACAATGTTGCAGGCTGATGTGACCGCCGCACGGTGGCAGCAGGACAGCGATGGGGCGTGGCTGTGCCTCCGGGTGCAGTCCCCCGCCTCTGCAATGACCATCTGTGACGAGATGAAGCCGGACAAGCAGTATGTGGCGCAGATCAAGCGCAAGGGCAGGAGCCTTGACGCAAACGCTTATGCGTGGGTGCTGCTGGATAAACTGGCGGCACACTATGGGATCCCGAGGAATGATGTGTACCGGGAAGAAATCAGGATCATTGGTGGTGTGAGCGATGTTGTGTGCATGGTATCAAAGGCGGCGGACGAGTTCTGCCGCAGATGGGAGGCGAAAGGAACCGGCTGGATGGCGGAACAAGGGCCAAGCAAAATTCCGGGATGCGTGAACGTGGCGGTTTGGTACGGCTCAAGCACCTACGACACAGAGCAGATGTCACGGCTGATTGACCAGATCGTTGCCGATTGCCGAGAAGCTGGAATCGAGACTATGACACCGCAGGAGTTGGATGCGCTAAAATCACGCTGGGGCGAAGCCCAGCCGTTGGGAGGTGATAAAGGTGACTGATGAAAGACGGTGCTTCCTGTGCGGCAGAAATGGAGCGGGTGACCCGCTGGAGCGGCACCATTAGGCACATCTTCGGCGGCGCGTACCGCAACAAAAGCGAGAAATACGGCCTTGTAGTGTATCTCTGCGGCGAACGGTGCCATAGAAACGGAGGGCTGGCAGTACACCGCAACGGGAATCAAATGCGCCTCCTGCGCCGATACGGCCAGTTAAAGGCCATGCAGGAACAGGGATGGACGGAGGATGACTTCCGCCGTGAATTTGGAAAAAGCTATTTGTAAGGAGGACAACGATGGTAAACAGAATGATTTTGCAGGGGCGGCTTTGCTCTGACCCTGAATTGCGCCGAACCAACAGCGGAACAGCAGTGTGCAGCTTCCGTGTGGCGTGGAGCGAGAAGATTAAGGACAGAGAAACGAAACTGTTTCTCCCCTGCGTGGCATGGCAGGGTACGGCGGAGATGATTTGCAACCACTTTGCTAAGGGCAAGGAGATCATCGTAGAGGGCAAGCTCTCCAGCCGGGAATACGAGGACAAGACTGGCAACAAGCGCACTGTGGTGGAGCTGACGGCGGACCGGGTACATTTCTGCGGCAGCAAGGACAGCGCACCGCAGCAGCCCACGCAGACCTTCACGGAGATTTCCGAGGACGACGGCGATTTTCCGTTCTAAGGCGGTGCGCCGATGCCGAACAGAATCATACGCGAGAGCATCTGCACTAGCGACAGCGTAGATAGGCTTTCATGGTTCGAGGAGGTCTTGTTCTATCGGCTGATTGTTTCTTGCGATGATTTCGGACGCTATGACGGACGGGCCGCAATTATCAAAAACAGGCTATTCCCTTTGAAAGAAAATCTTACTCTGAAAACTGTAGAAAACGCCCTTCATGGACTGGCGAGTGCTGGATTGGTTACCCTTTATACTTCACAGGGCAAGCGCTTCCTCTACCTACCAACATGGGGTAAGTATCAGAACCAGAGAGCAAAGGAAAGCAAATATCCTGAGCCTGTAGAGCCTACGCAAGCAGATGAAATCATTTGCAAACAAATGAATGCAGATGTTCCCGTATTCGAGAATCGAGAATCGGGAATCGATATACGAGAATCGAGAAGCGAGAATAATGCGCGCGAGGCGCGCTTCTCTCCGCCTTCTTTGGCCGAAGTTCAGGATTATATCGCAGAACGGGGGTCTGCGGTTGACGCACAGCAGTTCGTCGATTTCTACGCCAGCAAGGGATGGATGGTTGGGAAAAACCGCATGAAGGACTGGAAGGCTGCCGTCAGAACCTGGGAGAAGCGCAGAAAGGAGGAAGCCGGTGAACAGCCAACAAAGCAAGAATACCATGTCGGGACATGGCTGTGACATCTGCGGAGGGCTGGGCTACACCGTCCGGCGCACGGAAAGCGGCGAACTGGTGAGCAGAACCTGCAAATGCGAGATCATCCGCCGGAATAGGCTTCGCATGGAGCGTTCCGGGCTTCTGGGACTGCTGGATAGCTGCACCTTTGAGTCGTTCCAAACGCGGGAGTATTGGCAACAGGCCGCAAAGCAAGCGGCGGAGAGGTATTTGACCGACTGGAAAGGCAAGTGGTTTTTCATCGGTGGCTCTCCCGGTACTGGGAAAACGCACCTGTGTACGGCAATTTGCGCCAAACTGATGGACGGAGGAATCCCTGTGCGGTATGTGCAATGGCGGGGAGATATTCCGGCAATCAAGGCAAAGGTAAACGATGCGGAAGCATACGCCGAAGCCATGCACCCGCTGAAAACAGTCCGTGCGCTGTATATCGACGATTTTCTCAAGGGCGGCGTAACGGATGCCGACAAAAACATTGCCTTCGATCTGCTAAATGCCAGGTATATCAACCCGGATGCAATCACGATCATCTCCACGGAGCTGACCATTGACCGCATTTTGAGCTGGGACGAGGCAATCGGTAGCAGAATCAACCAGAGGGCGAAGGATTATATGCTGAACATCGGGAAAAAGCAGAATTGGAGGTTGAAATGACCAAGCGGGAGGAACGGAGATGAAGCACCTCGGTGATATTACGAAAATCAACGGTGCGGAAATTGAAATCGTAGATGTTATCACGGGCGGATCGCCGTGTCAGGATTTGAGCATTGCGGGAAAACGCGCCGGATTGGCCGGTGCAAGGAGCGGATTGTTCATGGAGCAGGTCCGCATCGTAAAGGAGATGAGAGAGCGTGACAGAGCGAACGGACGGACAGGTGACATGGTCAGACCTCGGTTTATGGTCTGGGAAAACGTGCCCGGAGCATTCAGCAGCAACAAAGGGCGAGACTTCGCGGCAGTCCTCGAAGAGATCATCCGCATCGCAGAGCCGGAAGCCCCCGATATTGAAGTGCCTGAAAAAGACTGGCCAACTTGGGGGGGCTACCACGATGAAGTGGGAGGACGATGGAGCGTGGCTTGGCGAGTGCATGATGCGCAATACTGGGGAGTCCCCCAACGCCGCCGTAGAATCTCGATTGTCGCAGATTTTGGAGGAGACACCGCAGGAGAAATACTCTTTGAGCGCAAAAGCGTGTCAGGGCATCCTGCGGAGAGCGGAGCGGCGGGGGAAAGACTTGCCGGAAGCGCTGAAAACGGTGCTTCTTATGCAGTCCGAGAATGCGGAGTGCGGCTGGAATAAGCCATCTGTGGTGGTTCCGGCGGTGCTGTGCCTGAACGATCAAGGCGGGAATGTGATGGGCGTGAGCCATGATGTTTCCGGGACGCTGAGAGCACAGGAGCATGGGCACCAGCCATCCATTCTGGATATGAGCCATGCTTGCGATGTCATCCGAGACTGCGGCGAGATCGTTCCGAGTTTGCAAGCCCGTATGGGAACAGGAGGGAACCAAGTGCCGCTTACATACCAAGATGTGACAGGTACGCTTTCTCCCGGTGCTCATGCCGGAAGTTACAATGGGCAGGACGCATACAACGATATGCTGGTGTGCGGGGCAACACCGGATGTGGCACACGCACTGCGGGCAAAGGCTGCCTGTGCGTACCGGGAGGACGCAGAGACATACCCGGTGCAGAACATGGTGGTGCGCCGCCTTACCCCGATGGAGTGCGAACGGCTGCAGGGATTTCCCGATCGCTGGACGGACATTGGCGAGTGGATGGACAGCAAGGGCAAGCGCCACAAGGATGCGGACAGCCCCCGGTATAAGGCACTCGGTAATTCCATCGCCCTGCCGTTTTGGCAATGGCTCATTGATCGTATGGCGGCGTATTTGTTGGAGGGTGCAACGATGGGCAGCCTATTCGATGGAATTGGCGGTTTCCCGCTGTGCTGGCAGAGAACGCACGGAGATGGCACAGCCAAGTGGGCAAGCGAGATCGAGCAGTTTCCCATCGCGGTGACAAAACTACGATTTGGGGAGGATTGATATGACCACATTGCGCATGATTCCCGGCATTACATACACCCGGAAGAACCTTGAAGCATTGACCGGGATGCCAGACAGAGCAAACCGCCGGATGATACGGGAGCAGAGGCGGCAGGGTGTGCCTATCGTTGCCATGAAAGACGGCGGCTACAAGATGGCGGAAACGGAGGAAGAAAAGCAAGCCTTACTTTCCATGTACCTCAAGCGGGCATTGGACGAGCTGGGGACATACCGCCGCCTTGCCAGAGCTATGCAGGTGGACGGGCAGATGGAGATGGGAGGTGGAAATGGAACGGTTTAACACTCCGCTGACGAAAGAGGTGGCGAAATCACTGCTGGCTTTGGATTTAGAGGACAAGGTGATTACCAGCTACGAGAAACTGGACGAGTGGTACACCGCGTGGGGAGGGCAGTGTTATGTGTCATTTTCCGGCGGAAAGGACAGTACGGTGCTTGCGTATTTGGCTGCAAGGTATCTATCGTCGTTCCGCACACCTCCGTGGCCGCTGAATTTGGTGTTTGTCAACACTGGACTTGAGTACCCGGAGATACAGAAGTTCGTCAACGATTACGCCGACTGGCTGCGGAGGGAGTTTCCCCGCGTGAACGTAAACCTTGTTCGCCTGCGCCCGAAGATGAACATTCGGCAGGTGGTGACGAAGTACGGGTACAGCATCGTAGGAAAAGATGTGGCGCACAGAATAGAAACTGCGCGGCGATCACCAGAAAGTCGTAGCATGAAACTATTGCGTGGGGAAGTCTTGCGCTCAGATGGCGAAAAGAGTATGTACAACTGCGAAAAGTGGGGGTATTTACTTTCGGCACCGTTTCTCGTCTCCGACAGGTGCTGTGGGATTATGAAGAAGTCCACGGCTAAGAGATACGAGCATTGTGTGTGCAAAACACCCATAACAGCCACAATGGCTGAAGAAAGTCTTTTGCGGATGCAAAAATGGATGACGACAGGATGCAACGCTTTTGAGGGCAAGCGGCCTGTGGGGAAGCCCATGAGCTTTTGGACGGAGCAGGATGTGTTGCGGTACATCGTGGGCAACCAGATCCCTTATGCCAGCGTGTACGGAGACATCGTAGCAAGCGACGGCGAGAACGACTACGATACGACGCTGACGGACTGCAATCTGCACTGCACGGGTTGCCAACGCTCGGGCTGTATGTTCTGCGCATTTGGTGCGCACCTTGAAAAAGGCGAGAACCGTTTCGAACGCATGAAGCACACGCATCCGAAGCATTACGAATTCTGCATCGGCGGTGGGGCGTATGACCCTGTGGACGGCTTGTGGAAGCCCACTGAAAAGGGGCTTGGATACGCCAGAGTATTGGACTACATCGGAGTGAGGTATTGAAATGAGCATAAAAATTACCATACCCCTGCCGCCGGTTACAAAGAAAAACAGCCAGCGCATTATGCACAGCAGCAAGACAGGGAAATCGTTTATCATGCCGTCGCAGAAGTACATCGATTACGAGGCAAAGGCCGTGTGGTACTGCAAAAAGGCTGGTGTGCATGAGCCGATCGATTATCCAGTGGAGGTTAAATGCCTGTTTTATATGCCCACCAAGCGGCGAGTGGATTTAACCAATCTGCTGGAAGCTATGGACGATGTGCTGGTCAAGGCGCGGGTGCTGATGGACGACCACTGCGGCATCCTCGTCAGCCACGACGGGAGTCGGGTGCTGTATGACAAGCAGCTCCCACGGACGGAGATCGTGATCCGGACGATGGAGGGAGGCGGGGAGGCATGAGACTGCGGCAGGGAGAGCCCTACCGGCTGCCGGAATGCCCTTGCGAGACCTGCCGGAAGCGATCGAAGGATCTGGGCAGCTGCAGCCAGAGGATGGGCGGGCGGCAATGGCCCGGCTGCGCAGCGTGGATGGTGTGGTTCCGGCGGTGCTGGCAAATGGTAAGAGGGGAGGCCCCGGAGGCGGGGCGGAAAGGAGTATAGACATGGATGCAGTGGAGTTTATCCGGGAGCGGAACAGAATGTGCGGCACCATGAGTGAGGTGTGGGGCGTTGATGCGGCGCAAATTGTGAAGAACACCGAGGAATGGTCTGCTGCACACCCGCGCAAGACGCGGCAGAGCGTGTTTCTGGAGCAATATCCGGAGGCTCGGATATATGATAACGGCGTGTTGGGTGTATGCCCTGCAGGGATTTCCCTTTCACACAGAAGGGATGGAGGTTGGTGTCTATACCCTCGCAAGGATTGCGGCGAATGTCGCCGTGAGTTCTGGATGCAGGAGGTGGAGTGATGGAACGACTGACTGAAAAGCACTATCTTGGCACGGACCATTACATGAAGTGTTCTGGTAGCTGCAATGTGGACATGGATTGCATAGATTGCACATCGTTTGACCGTCTGGTTGAACGCCTCGCCGCCTACGAGGACACGGGGCTTGAGCCGTTGAATGTGAACAACATGAAGGTGGCACATGGCAATGCGCTTTCCACCATTTCGGAGTTGAGAAAAGCATTGATTGACAAGCGCGAGGAGTTAAAAACCGCTTGTGACAGCATTTCGCAGTTGGATGGTGCCAATAGTAGTTTGATGGCCGCAAACGAGAAGCTGGCGGCAGACCGCAAGGCACTTATCAACGAGCTATGCCAATACTGCGGGAAGTACAAACACGCACACGAGGGCGCCTGCGACGAGTGCAAATGGAGGGATATATGATGGCAGTGGTGGATATTTTTATCACGGACAAGAAGTACAACGTCATCTACGCTGATCCACCGTGGGCTTATAGGCAAAAGCAAATGAATTTCCAACATTACGATGAAGGGAAAAAATATGAGAACGGCGTAAATGAACATTACCACACCATGACGTTGGATGAACTGAATGCGTTGCCAGTGAACAAAATCGGTGCAGACGATTGCTTGCTGTATATGTGGGCGACCAGCCCCAATTTGGATATTGCCATAGAATTGGGCAAATCATGGGGATTTGAGTATAAAACGGTAGCCTTTGTGTGGGATAAGCAGAGAACCAACTACGGCTTTTATCCCTTGAGCCAATGCGAATTATGTTTGGCGTTCAAAAAAGGCAGAATCCCAAAGCGGGCAGTAACAAATGTGCGGCAGTTTTTAAGCGAGAAATTGGGGAAACACTCAGAGAAACCAGCAAAGATCAGAGAAAGAATCGACACCATGTATGGGCATTTGCCCCGCATCGAACTGTTTGCCAGACAGCAAGTGGACGGCTGGGACTGCTGGGGTGACGAGGTATAAGTGAAGGTGATTTCAATGACTATGAACCGCAGAGAAGTTTTGCATGATACGGATTGCGCGGATTGCCTATGCCGCGTCTGCGCTAAGAACTCCGTAAACGATGCGTATAACCCGGCTGCGCCCTATAAGGACTGCGGGTGTGACAACTGCGGCATTGGGAACCAGCTTGTAGAGACCACGGCGGATTGCAGGGGCTTTGTTCCAGACTGCGATGACTGCGAGGAAAGAGAGTGTGACGGCGATGTGTGCCGAAGAACTGAATAGATGAAAGGAGAACAGCCATGAGAGTGAAAATGGACTACAACAACTTGGTCGAGGAGATCGACAGGACGGTGAGTGCAAGCAGGAGCCGGGCGGCAAGAGAAAACGCCTTTGGAATAGGCATCGGGCTTACTATGCTGAACGGCTATCTCACAGAAATTGCGAAGCGTGCCATAGAGCTGAACGATGACAAATTGATTGGCCTGTGTGTTGACATGGGAATATTGAAACAGGAGGAAAAGGCATGAGCAAGGCCGTTATGATAAGCGTCCGCCCGAAGTGGTGCGAGAAGATTTGTGGCGGCGAAAAGACCATTGAGGTGCGAAAGACCCGTCCGAAGCTGGAAACGCCGTTTAAGTGCTATATCTACTGCTCGCAGAGCGGTGTTGCGCTCGGAGCGTGGGGAAAGCACGGAAAAGTCATCGGGGAGTTTACCTGCGACCGGATTTACAAGATTGACAAGGATAGTACGGATTTTCTTTTTAAGGCCGGGGGCCTATCCGTTTACAAGCAAGCTGCCGAAGAAAAGTGTGTCCTGTGTGTGGCTATGACAGACGATGAGTTGAACGGCTATCTTGGCCATTGCCAGGGCTACGGCTGGCACATCTCCGACCTGAAAATCTACGATACGCCGAAGGAATTGAGCGAGTTCAAGACGCTATGTAGAGTCGATGCCGATTGCTGTGCCTGCCCTTATTACAACTACACCAAAATGGATTGTGATGGCCGGGTTATCGGTCGCCCACCCCAAAGCTGGTGCTATGTGGAGGCGATGAATGATGGATGTTGAAAAGAAAAGGGATGAACTGCTTTCGATTCTCGAAGAATTGGATGCCGAGCTCCAAACCATAAGTGATCGCATTGCAAAAGCGCGTGAGGACTTGGCGAACGTTCACACGGCGGACGATGCAAAAAGGTTTGACGAGAACCATGACCTTGAGAAGGGCTTGAAGCACATTCAACTGTTTTAGGAGGGCTGACAATGGCTGAATACATCGAGAGAAAGAAGCTGGAGGAAGCCTTTGATAATGCTGACCCTGACGTCTGTGAAAGTGACATGGACGGGCACAGCGATTGGGGGTTCGGAAGGGAAAATGTCCGAGATGTGATTCGAGGTGTTCCCGCCGCCGATGTGGCCCAGGTGGTGCATGGGCGGTGGGGCACGTGCCGGGTCAATCTGGAAACGGGGAATTATGAGGAGCAATGCACCCGCTGCCGGAACTTCTCGAAAGAGTACGGCAAGCCTTACTGCCCCAACTGCGGGGCGAAGATGGACGGAGGCGAATAAAGTGACGGTTATGCCAGTGATCGATGGGATGAAAATGCGATGGATTGAAGATCATGACTACATCAAATGCCCGAAGTGCGGCATTATGGTAAAGCGAGACTTTACCTTTTTCGATATTGGGGATTGGAATTACTGCCCTAACTGTGGAGAAAAAATGGAAGGAGGGGCTGCAAATGCGTCTGATTGATGCGGATGCGCTGATTGCCGACAGTTGCAGAGATTGTCCGGAGGAGCTCAGGAAGCGTTGCAAGACCGAACCGGCTTGTGCGGACACGAAATTTCTTTTTGAAATTCCCACCGTGGACGCTGTGCCGGTGGTGCGGTGCAAAGACTGTAAAAAACTTGGAACGGGAGAATGCCCGATGGAGCAGGATTATCCGTGGATTTCCACAGATTCAGATGATTTTTGCAGTTACGGAGAACGGAGGGACTATGATTAAAGACAGCGGAGAAAGAACCAAGTTTCCAAGCGGAGCACTCCGGGATATGCACACGGGCAAGGGACGGATGGATTTGCTCCCTTGGTCGGCTATCATGGAAGTGTCGAAGCACTGCGAGGCGGGCGCTTTGAAATACGGGGAGCATAATGTCGATAAAGGGATCCCAACCCACAGTTTGTTAGATTCCGCTATTCGCCATGCGGCGAAATATCTGGCGGGCTATGTGGATGAGCCGCACCTTGTAGCTGCGGCGTGGAACCTACTGTGGGCGATCGAGATGGAGATTGTCCACACTGAATGCGTGGATACTCCGTGGAGGGCAAGCGATGGCGAATAAAGACGCAATGCTGGAAGCCTTGGAGGAGATCGAGAACGGTATGTGCCGCATTAAGGAGCAGCGAAGCATTTGGCAGAATAGCCTTGTATATGCTTTATGCCAAGCTGTGCGGCTGCTTCTGATGGACAAGATCAAGGAGGGACGGAAATGAGGATTGACGGCAAAACCCTGCCCAACAACCCCATGAGGGCGTACCAGCAGGGCAAGCTGATGGGGACAAAGCAAAACATGGATTTGGTGTCCGAAGTGCTGCTTACAAAATTTGGATTCCACGTGTTGGAGGAAACGCCGGACAGCCACGACACTATGAGTGTTGAGTATCTGCAAAAATGCCTTGTGGAGCTGGTGGACGCAAAAAACAGCGGCTATGTGACCAAGAAGGATATTGCGGACGCTCTGCGGAGCGACTACAAACTAATTAACAACGCAGAGTAAGGAGGCTGGCATGAGCCGAAAACAAACGCTGCCGTATGATGTGCGGCTTGAGTGCATCGCCTATGTCAGAGGTTATCCCCGGAGAGTACAGGCGTACAACGACGCAAGGAGCGAGATACTGAGCGGCGGGAACAGTGCAACAGAGGGTATGCCCAGCTCCCCCGGCATTGGTAGACCGGCAGAGAGCAAGGCGGAGCAGCTTGCCGCCATAGAAAACTGGCCGGAAACCAAGAAAATGCGGGCTGTTGAATATGCCATAGACCGATGTGGGCGGGATTTGGAGAGCGAGAGTGTTCGAAAGCAGCTTACACAGGGGATCATGCGCAACTGTCAGGGCAAGCATAAGTATTCCCGCAACAAGATTATCGTACCGGGGATAAGTGAGCGGACATTCAGCCGGAGGAAAGAGCAATTTCTATATGACATAGCCATATATTGTGGTTTTGCAGAGAAAGTTGGCACAAATTCCACCTAATGATGTGCTACAATAGGTACAGTGGATGATAAGGAATAGTCATCCACCCGTCTTTCCACTCAACCCGTTTCCTCCATCTTATGCGCCGCCGGTATTGGGCGCACCTTCTGGCACCGAAAGGTCATACCGGCACAAACAGCCTGTAGGGAAACCTGCGGGCTGTTGTTATATGCCGTGCGCTCGTTGCACCCCAAGATCAGGGGCGGGAGGTCGCACCTCCCACACGGCACAAATATATGCGGGCGGAAGCTGGGAGGAATCAGCTCCGATAGTAAAATTTCGGGTTCGCAGGTTCGAATCCTGTCGCCTGCACAAGATGCCTGGTAGCACCCGGACACTGTGAGAACGCAATCGTCACGGTCTTGTGTAAAGGCCGGTAGCCTGCGCCAGCAGGAGCCGCAGGTAATCTGGGCAGCTCCTCACGCCGCGCTCCCAGTCCTCCAGCGTGCGGGTGGGGATACAATAACGGGTGGCAAAGGCCACCTGCGACAGGCCGGTGTGCTGACGGATGGCCCGAATTGTCAGGTGGGCGGCGTCCCAGAGACGCACCAGCAGGTCGATGCGGTCTGCGGGTATGTCCGCATCTGGTGCATCGCCCCAGACGGAGGACAGCGACCAGTCGGAGACAAAAGCGTCTCGGTCGGGGGAAGAAAGCGCTGCGCTGAACAAGGAAAAAAACAGCTTGTCTGTCATTTTTAGGATCCTTTCATCGTCAAAATTGTAAAAAAAGGAAAAGCACCGAAAACCGGTGCTTTTCCTGCGTTTGAAGGGTTTGTCCTTCTTGCTATTTCAATCCACGGCGGCAGGATCGCGCCGCACCAGATGCAAGCGCCTCTTGCATCCGACAGAAATAGTTTACCACGCTGCACAGGAAATGTCAAGCACCATCATGACCATGTTCCGCCCGCCGGATATGCGGCGTTTTCAATCTCCCACCGCTCTTCCTGCGTCAGGGTGCTGGCGATCATGTCCGCGATCTGCTGCTGGGTCTTGTACCGTACCGCAAGTCCGACCTTCGTGACGTCATCGTCGTGGTAGACCGTCCATTCCTCGCGGTCCCAGTGGTACTTGCACCAGACATCGCCGGTAGACTTGTCGTAAAAAATTTCCGCATACTCCCCCGTGCGGGAGCCGAGTCCCTTGGTGGCGTTGGAGACGTTGGCCAATGTCTCCTGGTTGATGTTCCGTCCGTGGGTGTCGATCTCCATGTTCCGTTCCTCCTGTCAAAGATTTTCATGGGCGGGGCTGGTTGGGCCAGCCCCGCACGCAGCGTACCTGCTATCAGGCGGTCAGCTCTGCTGCCGTAGCGGCCACACGATCCTCGGCGGCGCGGATGCTGTCCGCCTTGCTGTAGGTGTGGGCCACCGGGTCGTCCCGGTAATCGTGTGCGGCGAAGGCGTCCGCTGCGGCCTTGCTGTCAAACCATGCTTCCCGGCAGAAGCTGGATCCCCATACTGCGTAAGTGACGGAATAAAAAGTCTTTTTCATGATATTTTCCTTTCTGCCGCTGTGCGGCTACCCTGTCCTTTGATCTGTCTATATAATACCACGCATTGCGTGGTATGTCAAGAGGGAAAATAAAAAAATGAAAAAATTTTTCGGGTGAGGGATGTGCGGGTGAGATACATATAGGTACGCTGGGGCTGCGAGGGCAATTTGCTCGTGTCGATTCATTATATTTAGGCGAGGCGAAAGCTGGGTACAGACGTGCCAATGACAAAGGCCAGCGGTGGGAGGCCGGTGCGTCAGACAAAACGAGGTGATAACATGGCTGCGCGTCTGACAGACCGGCAGAAAAAGAAAATACTGGCGGACTATGTGCAGACGAACAACTATTGCGCCACAGCGAAAATCAACGGTGTGTCCGCAACGACCGTTAAGAACCTCGTGCGGGCGAATGCCGACATTGTGAAAAAGTGCGAACAAAAAAAGGAAGAGAATACCGCCGATGTATTAGCGTACATGGATAAGCACAAAGACCTTGTGTGTTCGTTCATCGGCAAGGGGCTTGAAATGCTCAACGACCCGGAAAAACTGGCGGCGGCAAATCTCAGCCAGATCACAACGGCGATGGGGACGCTGATCGACAAGTGGGCGATGATCGGCGGCAGTCCTGCCGACACGGTGAGAGAAGATGCGCTTAGTCAGAGTCTGCGCGAGATGGCGGAGGAGTTGGATAGCGATGAATGAAAAAACGTTTTTGTTTGAAGACAATGCAGAATATGACGCATTTGTCGAAAAGTTCACGCCAAAGAAAACAACGGATGATTGCTATACCCCGCCACTTGTATATGATGCGATACGAGGTTGGGCTTGCAATGAATACGGAATTGCTCCTGATTCCATCGTAAGGCCGTTTTATCCTGGCGGCGATTATGAGCGTTACGAGTATTCAGACGGATGCGTTGTTTTGGACAACCCTCCATTTTCGATTATATCAAAAATAATTAGCTTTTATAACTCAAGAGACATAAAATTCTTTCTATTTGCTCCTGCACTTACCCTTTTGTCTCCGGTTTGCGATGGGTATTGCGGAATTGCGGTTGGTGCATCAATTACATACGAAAACGGTGCTAAAGTTTCCACATCGTTTGCAACAAACCTTGAAAGCAATGTGGCAAGGACAAGCCCAGAACTATACAAAATCATAACGGAAGAAAATAAAAAGAACGAGCGAAAGTTACACAGAGAACTTCCAAAATATGATTATCCAGATAATGTAATTACCGCTACATTCTTGCAAAAATTAAGTAAGTACGGAATTAGTTTTTTAGTTCCAAAAAATGAATCTGTAAGAATTTCAGCACTTGATATGCAAAAAGAGAACAAAAAAACTATTTTTGGGAAAGGCTTGCTTTGCTCGGATAGAGTTGCGGCGGAGAAGGCAGCGGCGGAGAAGGCAGCGGCGGAGAAGGAAAACAAAGTTATTTGGTCTATTTCCGAAAGGGAAAGAAAAATTATAGAGGATTTTGTTAATGCCGATAAGCGATAAACAGAAAAAAATATTGGCATTTCCATACAGCCGATATGACGCGCTAATCTGCGACGGTGCCGTGCGTTCCGGCAAGACCTCCATCATGATGTGGGCGTTTGTCCGCTGGGCGATGGAGAATTTCAGCGGTCAGCGTTTCGGCGTGTGTGGGCGCACGGTGGATAGCTGCACCAAGAACATCATCGTGCCGTTTACGGCGATGAGCCTTGCAAAGGAACGTTATATCATCCGCTGGCGGCGCGGTGACAAGGTGATGGAAGTGCGGCGCGGAGCCGTGACGAATTACTTTGAGGTGTTCGGCGGCAAGGATGAGGCCAGCTATACGCTGATCCAAGGCCGCACGCTGGCGGGGGTGCTGCTGGACGAGGTGGTGCTGATGCCGCGTTCGTTCGTGGAACAGGCATTGACCCGCTGCTCGGTAGATGGTGCAAAGCTGTGGTTTTCCTGCAACCCGGGAAGTCCACAGCATTGGTTTTATACAGAGTGGATACAGAGGAACAAAGAGCGGAACGCACTGTATCTGCATTTTGAAATGACGGACAACCCCGGGCTGTCGCAGAAAACGCTGGAGCGGTATCAGTCGATGTTTACGGGCGTGTTTTATGATCGTTACATCCGTGGACTGTGGGTGCTGGCCGAGGGGCTGATCTATCCTATGTTTGACGAGAGCTGCATTGTGGACAAGTTGCCGGAAACGGGAGAATACTATGTTTCCTGCGACTACGGCACGCTTAACCCGTTTTCCGCAGGGCTGTGGTGCTGGGACGGCAAGACGGCCACACGCGTCCGCGAGTATTACTATTCCGGGCGCGAGAACCAAAAGAACAAGACAGACGAGGAATACGCTGACGAAATTAAAAAGCTCATTGGCGAGGCGGATGTCAAAAGCATTATCGTTGACCCGTCTGCCGCTTCGTTTATCGAGGTTTTGCGGCGGCGCGGTTATATGGTGCGAAAGGCAAGCAACGACGTAACCAATGGCATTATGACTACAGCGCGGTTTTTGCAGGACGGCGTAATCAAGATACACCGAGATTGTAAAGACTGCATTCGAGAGTTTGGACTGTATCGGTGGGACGAAAAATCCACAGATGACAGGCCAATCAAGGAAAACGATCACGCAATGGACGAGACGCGCTATTTTGCTTATACAGTCCTGAAGAACAAGGCGTATCGGCGCGATTATACACCACTTTGGAACAGATAGGACGGTGAGCGGCTATCAAAACATATAACGACCTTGTGGCGGTGGGCGAAGATGAAAAGGCGCGAATGGAGTTTATCCGCAGTGCAATCAACGCGCATCGTGAATCCCACGCATATAAGACGGCGGCGGATGCGGAGGAATATTACAACGGCCTGAATCCGACAATCAACCGTTATGAAAAGATTATCTACGATATGCAGGGGCGTGCTCACACGGATATGTGGACGGCAAACCATAAGCTGGCCAGCCGGTTCTTCGGTCTGGCGGTGGATCAGGAAGTTTCCTATCTTCTGGGTAACGGCGTAACCTTTGCGGAGAAGGAAACGCCGAACAAGCTATGCCCGGACTTCGACCAGGAAGTCATGGATGCAGCGCGTGAAGCGAAAATCGCAGGCGTGTCCTTCGGCTTCTGGGATTTGACGCATTTGCGGGTGTTCTCTCTGCTTGAGTTCGTCCCCCTCTATGATGAAGAGGACGGTGCAATGAAAGCCGGTATCCGGTTCTGGCAGGTGGCACAGGATAAGCCTCTGAGAGCGACGCTGTATGAGATCGACGGATTTACCGAGTATTTCCAGCCCAGCGGCGAGGATATGGCCGTCATGCAGCCAAAGCGCAGCTATAAGCTAATCGAGCGCAAGGCGGAGGTCGGCGAAACCGAAATCTATGACGGTGGGAATTATCCGAGTTTTCCCATCGTGCCGCTGAAAAACAACAAGCGGTGTTTATCCGAGATTGTCGGCAAGCGCAACACCATCGATGCGCTGGATCTGGCGTCCTCGAACATGGTTAACAATGTGGATGAGGGCAACCTGATTTATTGGGTGCTGTCTAACTGCAACGGCATGGACGACCTCGACGATGCAAAGTTTGTGGAGCGCTTGAAAACCACGCACGTTGCCCACGCCAACGGCGATGATGGCGCAAAGGTGGAGAGCAAGACCATCGAGGCCCCGTATGAGGGCACGAGCAGCACCATTGATATGCTCAAGAAAAAGCTATACGAGGATTTTCAGTGCTTTGACGCAGCGGCGGTATCTGCCGGGAACCAGACGGCGACCGCGATCAAGGCCAGCTATGTGCCGCTGGACCTGAAAACGGATAAGTTTGAATTCGAGGTCACGCGGTTTATTGTGGAAATCCTGCGTCTTGCGGGCATTGAGGACAAGCCGAGCTACACGCGCAATCAGATCATCAACAAGAGCGAGGAAACGCAGAACATTCTTCTGGGTGCGGCGTATTACGATGACGAATACATTACAAAGAAGCTGCTGACCATCAACGGCGACATTGACCAGTACGAGGATATGGCAAAGCGGAAGGCGGCAGAAGAGATTGACCGGAGCTTTGCGGAACCGGATGCGCCGGAGGTGAACGGCGATGGCGAACAGTGACCTCGGACACAAGCTGACCGATAAGGAGCTTGCGAAGCTGGAGCGGCGTATTGCAACGCTATACCGCGAGGCGGGGAAAGAACTGCAAGCTACCATCGACGCATATTTTGAGCAATTCAAAAAGCGCGACGAGGAAATGAAGGCTCTGATCGGCACCGTGCAGAACGGCAAGGAATGGACGGAGGCCGACTATAAGCAATGGCGGCTCAACCAGATCGGGTGCGGGGAACGCTATCAGGCCATGCGCGACAAGGTTGCGCAGAGGGCAACCGATGCAAACGCTGTGGCGGTGTCCTATACCAACGATGCGACGCCGGGTATTTACAGCCTGAACCGCAATTATGCGGCTTACACCATTGAACGTGTCACCGGGAATATCGGCTTTGACCTGTGGGACGAGCAGACGGTAAAGCGGCTTATGGTAGAGCAGCCGGACTTAATGCCGTACTACCCAAAGGACAGGGCACTGAAATGCGGCATCGACCTCGCGTATGGCAAGAAGCAAATCACGGCAAGCGTCACCAGCTCCATCTTGCAGGGAAAGAGCATCAAGCACATGGCGGATGATCTGCAAAAGCGCATTACCACCATGAGCCGCGATTCCGCCATCCGCACCGCTCGTACAGCCGTGACCGGCGCACAGAATGCCGGACGCATGGACAGCTACGCAGCGGCGGAGAAGATGGGGATAAAGCTCAAAAAAGAATGGTTGGCTACGCTGGACGCGCGTACACGCCACTCTCATGCCATGCTTGACGGCGAACAAGTGGCGCAGGACAAGAAGTTTTCTAACGGCTGTCGTTTTCCCGGCGACCCACAAGGACCACCGTGGGAGATATATAACTGCCGCTGTACGCTGATTGCCGCCGTGGATGGGGTAGATACATCAGACGGGCTGCGTAGGACACGCGACGGGCTTATATCTGACGTGACATATGCGCAGTGGGAAGCATCGAAGCAGGGATACAGCGGCAAACAGTTATCCCCATATCACATGGGGAGCGAAAAATCTGCAAAGGATGTTACGAAGAAATACATAGATTCCGCCAAGCCCCGCATGGGTAAGGTGCGATACGAGAACGGGTACCGCTCCAAAAAACACAAAGAAGAAATAAATGTTGCAAATCAAATTAGAGAGCTGTTCGGTGGGAAAATTGTGCTATTGAAAGAATCGCAGACGCCAGGTATGAAAATGCCAGACATGCTGTGGAAAGGGAAGCAATGGGAAATAAAGTCGATTTCCACAGAAAAAGCCGCAGATAGCGCTCTGCGCAAGGCGATAAAGCAGATACACGGGAACCAAGGCGGGGTGATTTTTGATGTTGCCGATGGGATTGATAAGCAAAAACTAATTGATGTATTGGATGCGAGAGCAACAAGAAGCAAATCGTTTAATGCAGATATAATTGCGCTGCATAACGGGTCTGTCCTCTTTGTGCGGCGATATAAAAAATGAGGCAACCCCCCACCAGAACGGGCGGAGGATTACCTCGATAAAACGGAAACATAAGTTTCCTCACTGTCAGTATATGCAATCCCCGTAAAAAAGTCAAGAGGTATTTTGTGATGAGCGTTGAAATCACCGACAACAGCAAAGAAGTCTCTGCTGCCATCAAAGCGGCGCTGCTGCGCGGGCTTGAAAAATGCGGGCTGGTGGCAGAGGGATATGCGAAAAAGCTGTGCCCCGTGGATACCGGAAATCTGCGCAACAGCATTACTCATGTGGTAGACGAGCAGGAACCGGCGGCAATCATCGGAACAGATTCTGAGTACGGTGCGTATGTGGAATTAGGAACCGGCATTTACGCCGAAGGTGGCGGCGGACGGCCTACACCGTGGGTGTATCAGGACGCAAAGGGAAATTGGCATTACACGCGTGGCAACAAGGCACAGCCGTTTTTGAAACCTGCTGCCGCCGACCATGCCATCCAATACCGGAAGATATTGGAGGACGAACTGAAATAGGAGCTAATTGCTTACAAATTGTATGCAGTTGGCTCTTTTTGTTAATTACCGCAAAGGACAGCGGTTTTTATAAAACTATCGTTTCCGAAGGAACGGAACCGAAGAAAAGGAGATAGTGTCATGGCACTTACACGAAAACTTTTGAAGGGTATGGGGCTTACCGATGAGCAGGTTGATACCATCATCGAGGCGCATACCGACACCGTGGACGGCCTAAAGGCGGATGTGACCCGCTACAAGGCCGATGCGGAGAAGCTGCCCGGCGTGCAGAAGCAGTTGGACGACCTCAAGGCAGCGGGTGACGGCGGTTACAAGGAGAAGTACGAGAAGGAACACTCGGCCTTTGAAGCCTTTAAGACCGACATCACGGCAAAGGAAAGCAAGGCGGCAAAGGAAAAGGCCGTGCGTGCTTACTTTGAGAGCAAAAACATCACCGGCGCGAATTTGGACCTTGCGATGCGCGGCTGTGGCGAAGAAATGGCCGCATTGGAGATGGACGGCGACAAGATCAAGGACACCAAGAGCCTTGACGCGCTCGTAGACGGCACCTACAAGGGGCTTGTCTCCACCACACAGACGCACGGAGCGAATCCCGCCAACCCCCCGGCAAACACCGGCGGCGCAAAATCCCGAGAGGACATCTACAAGAAGGACGATAAAGGCCGCTATGTGATGTCTACGGCGGAGCGCCAGAAAGCGCTTGCCGATCTGATGGCAAGCGAAAATAACTGATTTTTTGAAAGGAGCTATTTATGGCTGCGAAAACTAACGTAACAACTTCTGCACAGTTTACCACTTCCGCCCGTGAGGTGGATTTCGTGTCCCGCTTCGCCGATAACTGGGACGCACTGCGTAACATCATGGGCATTATGCGTCCCATTCGCAAGGCCCCCGGCACGAAGCTGGTTTCCTACAAGGCCAGCGTGGACGGTGGCCTCAAGGGCGGCACCGTGGCAGAGGGTGACGAGATCCCCTTTACCAAGATGAAGGTGGCGCCTGTTGCCTATGGCGACATCGACATTTCCAAGTATGCTAAGAGCGTGACCATAGAGAGCGTGGCAAAGTACGGCGCTGACGTTGCCGTGGAGAAGACCGACGAGGCTTTCCTCGTGGCCCTGCAGAACAAGGTCCTGACCGACTTCTACACCTTCCTCGGTACCGGCACTTTGAAGGTGACCGAGAAAACGTGGCAGCGTGCTCTGGCTATGGCTAAGGGCAAGGTGCTGGACAAGTTTGCCGGTCTGGATAAGGACGTGACCGAGGTGGTGGGCTTTGCCAACATCATCGACGCTTACGATTACCTTGGCGACAAGGAGATCACCGTGCAGACGATGTTCGGCATCAACTACGTGGAGAACTTCATGGGCTACCGCACCCTGTTCCTGCTGCCCGAGAAGTACATCGCCTCCAAGAAGGTGATCGCTCTGCCCGTGGAGAACATCGACCTGTACTATGTAGACCCGAGCGACAGCGACTTTGCCAAGCTGGGGCTGAATTACACCGTGAAGGGCGAGACCAACCTGATCGGCGTCCATGTTGACGGCGATTACAGCCGCGCCACGGGCGATATGTACGCCATCATGGGCATGAAGCTGTGGGCTGAGTATCTGGACGGCATTGCCGTGGCTACCGTTTCTGTGGCCGGCGCGGGCTAAATAGGAGGGCAGCGTAATGCTTGAACAAGTCTTACGGCACTTGAACAACTGGTTCCTTGTGGAGATTCACGAGGGCACGTTCGCCGTGGAGAACGGCAGCATTGCGCTGCCCTTTCTCCTGACCAATCAATATTTCCGCATCTGCGGCTCTGTGTTTAATGACGGTCTGCATCAATATCCGGCGGCTGACCTTACGGATGAAACCTTTACCGGAACGGTGTGGGTGTTGGCTGTTCCGAAGGCTGTGGTTTTGCTTGCCGAAGATATCGCCGCGTGGGAAGAAAAGAACGGTGAAGCCGTTTTAAGCCCGTACACGAGCGAAAGCTTCGGCGGGTACAGTTACACAAAGGCAAGCGGCGGAAATGCCGACACGAGCGCCGGGACGGGCTGGCAGGGCGCTTTTAAAAGCCGGTTAAATGACTGGCGCAAGCTCAAGGGGGTGGAACCGTGAGTTTACTGGACGATTTTGCCCACAAGTGCATTTTGATGGAGAAAAAGCGCACGCCTGACGGAGCGGGCGGCTACATCACCGCGTGGGAAGAGGGAGCGGAGTTCCTCAATTACCAGTCTCTTGACACATCGATGGAGGCGCGAAAAGCGGAAAAGGACGGTGTTACCTCGGTATATTCCGCACTGGTCAATCAGCGCGTTCCCATCGAGTACAACGATTATTTCCGTGACGCGGAAACAGGGCTGACTTACCGCGTGACCTCTAACCCCGAGGAAAAGGCCGCGCCGAGGTCTGCGGGAGCGACCATTAAGGCGCTGAAATTCTTCACAGCGGAACGAAGGGAGTTGCCGAAATGACAAAGGATAAGGCGCTCCACGCATGGTTTTCTCAATTTCTCCCGGCGTATCCAACCTCTAATGTGCCGGAAGACGCGACCTTCCCTTGGCTGACCTATGAACTTATTACAGGCTCGTGGGAGAGCGGGGAAATCGGCCTGACGGTAAACCTCTGGTACTACACGGAAGGCGAGGCGGTGCCCAATGCAAAGGCACAGGAGATCTCCGACGCCATCGGTATGGGCGGCTGTATGGTGCCCTATGACGGCGGGGCTATGTGGATCAAGCGTGGGTCTCCGTGGTGCCAGAACATTGCGGACGAGAGCAACAAAAACATCAAGCGGCGGTACCTCAACGTCACGGTTGAATATCTGTCGCAGAACTGATGAAAGGACGAAACTATGAAATTTACGAAAATTCCTTCTGACGCGTTTCAGAAATTGCAGATCAACGCCGGTATTCTGACCACCGATTTTACGCCGTCTACCGGGGAGATCGGTGCGGCTGGCCAGATCGGTGCAACCACCGGCGGTGTGAACTTTACGGCAACGCCCACTTTCACCGACTTTGGCGAAGACATTGACAACTGCCCGAAGAACATGAAGGAGTTTAAGCGGCAGGATATGGTGGAGGCGAAGATGTCTGGCACGTTTATCAACGCCGATACGAAAACGGCAAAGTTGCTGTGCGGTGCGGCGGACATTGATGCCAGCGACACGACGAAGGTCGTTCCCCGCACGGACCTCAAGGACAGCGATTTTACCGACATTTGGCTGGTAGGCGACTACTCCGACAAGAACGGCACGAAAAACGGCGGCTTTATCGCTATCCATATGCTAAACGCGCTTTCCACGGGCGGTTTCCAGCTCAAGACGGCAGATAAGGCCAAGGGTCAGTTTGCCTTTGAATTTACGGCGCACTATTCTCTTGCGGAGCAGGACAAGGTCCCGTATGAGATCTACATCAAGGCGGGTACGGAGGAAACAGCATGAAACTTTCTGATATCCAGGGAGACCGCGTATTTGATGTGATCGCGGACATCATCGACCCCATAGCCAACATTGCGGAGGACAAGAAAGCCTCTGCCATGTTTCGGCGTGAAAAGCTGCCGGAGGGCATGACGGCGAAGCGGTTTATGATGCAGAGGGCGCGGAAAGCGCTCCCTGTGCTGCTTAAAGACCACAAGGGCGATATTATTGCCATTCTTGCTGCGATCGAGGGTGTGAGCGCGGACGCTTACAAGGATGCGCTGAACCTTGTGAAACTGTCGCAGGACACGGTGGAGCTGTTGACCGATGATGCATTCATCGAGCTTTTTCTCTCGGCGCAGAGCGAGAACTCCTCTGGCTCTGCGCAGGAGAATACCGGGGAAGCCGACGAGTAAGGCCGTTTCTGCGCTACTGCATAGCGCGGCTCAATGAAAAGGCAAAAACTGACGCTTATCGCATCTATATGTCGGACGCGTTGCGCATTGTGACTGAAAACACGGCGCGTGTCGCCAGCGGGAACTATGGCAGCGGGAACTATATTAAAGTGCGATACGCCGACATTGTTGAGCCAAAGAAACAGGACGACAGGACTTGCGAAGAAATTACCGCCGATGTAGTCGCGCGGTGCGGATTGGTGGTGAAAGAATGAACCTGCTCGATCTTTTTGTGAAAATCGGTGTGGATAACAGTGATGTAGATAAAGGCTTTTCGGAAACGAGCAGCAAGGCAGAATCTCTTGCCGGGAAACTAAAAGGTGGCCTTGCAACTGCGGCAAAGGTGGGCGCTGCGGCCCTGGCAGCTGCGGCTACTGGCGTGGCGGCGCTGACCAAAGCGTCCATTGACCAATATGCCGAGTATGAGCAATTAGTGGGTGGCGTCGATACCCTCTTTAAGACTGCATCGGACAAGGTGCAGGAGTACGCCGCAAACGCATACAAGACCGCTGGCATGAGCGCCAACGAATATATGGACACGGTGACCAGTTTCTCGGCCTCCCTGCTCCAGAGCCTTGGCGGAGATACGGATAAAGCAGCTCAGAAGGCGGATCAGGCCATCACCGACATGGCAGACAACGCCAATAAGATGGGCACCGGCATGGAGATGATACAGAACGCCTATCAGGGTTTTGCGAAGCAGAACTACACCATGCTGGACAACCTAAAGCTCGGTTACGGCGGCACCAAAGAGGAAATGGAGCGTCTGCTTGCGGACGCGGAGAAGCTGTCTGGGCAGAAGTTTGATATTTCGTCCTACTCCGACATCGTAGATGCCATCCATGTGGTGCAGACGGAAATGGGCATCACTGGCACCACGGCAGCAGAGGCAGCGAGCACCATCGAGGGCAGCGGTGGGTCGGCAAAAGCCGCATGGGCAAACCTGATAACCGGCATTGCAGACGACAACGCAGACCTTGATACGCTGATTGGCAATTTTGTCAGCAGCGTGGAGACGGCGGCTGGAAATATTATTCCGCGCGTTAGTGCCATCTTGGGCGGCATTTCACAGCTTGTTACATCTGCATCTACCACTATTATTCCGATGGTCATAACAACCATCACAGACAACCTGCCTTCGCTTTTGCAGGCGGCGGCTGCGCTTGTCGGCGCATTGGGACAGGGTATCATTGATAGCCTACCTGCAATTACGCAAGCAGCAATCGACATTCTTTTCTTCCTTTCGAATGGCCTGATAGAAAACCTGCCCACGCTTATTGACGGCATTGTGCAAGTGACCATGACGATTGTGCAGATGCTGACAAGCCCGGACTTTTTGACGCAACTCATTGAAACGGCAATCTTGCTGATTACGACGCTTGCGCAGGGCCTGATTGACGCGATTCCGCAGCTTATCGCGGCAGTACCTCTGATTATTGGCAACTTGCTCGCCGCAATCATTGTGGAGCTGCCCAACATCATCCAGATGGGCATTGATCTTCTGTTTGCGCTGATTGACGGAATTATCAAGTGCATCCCGGAGCTGGTCGCGGCAGTCCCTACGATGATTATTGCGTTCATCAACGGCATCGTGAACAACATTGACAAGATCATCCTTGCAGGTCCGCAGATTATTGTATCGCTGATTACCGGCATTATCGGGGCAATCCCGGAATTGATTGCAGCCGTCCCGCGCATTATCGCTGCCATTGCCGACACAATCAGAAACTATGACTGGGGCGGCATCGGTAAAAACATCGTTCGGGGCTTAAAAAACGGCATCGCCGGAATGTGGGGCAATATAAAAAGCTGGTTCAGTGATAAGGTAAATGGGCTGGTTAGCGGTGTGAAAAAAATCCTTGGTATTGCATCCCCGTCCAAGGTCTTTGCGGGCATCGGCGGCTTTATGGCCGAAGGTCTGGGCGAGGGCTTTGACGATCAATTCAAGTCCGTAAAAAAGGACATTGAGGGCAATATGAGCTTTGACGCTGGCACCATTACAGCAGATGCAAACATCATCAGAAACTATACAAGTGGCTCTTACGGAGGGGGCGGCGATTCCGGCAGAATTGTAATGCTGCTGGAACAGTATTTACCTATGTTGGCAAATATGAAAGTCATCATGGACAGTGGTCAGGTTGTCGGTTTGCTTGCCCCAGGCATGGATGAAGAACTGGCCAAAATCAATGCGAGGAGGGCAAGGGCTGTATGATAGGAAAAGTATTTTTTGACGGAAAAGACACTTACGCAGAATACGGCCTGTTGCTTGCAAGCAAGTCCATTTCTCTGCCGGAAGTCCGCACGAATATGATTGATGTTCCGGGCCGGGATGGCCTGCTGGACGCTTCCGAAGTGTTGACCGGCGAAGTGACCTACAAAAACCGCACCATTGCACTGATACTCACCGGCGTGGACACGGTGAGCGGCAAGAAATGGCCTGCCACGCTTTCTGACTTCTGCAACAAAGTCCACGGCAAGCGCGTGAAAGTGACCTTCCCCGAGGACACCGCCCATTATTACAGTGGGCGGTGCTCCGTTGGGCAGGTGGAGCTTGTCAAAATAAAGCAGACAATTCCCGTTACTGTTGATTGCGATCCGTGGAAATACAAGAAAGAGAAAACAACTGTGACACGGGCTGATTTGGGAACGGCATATAAACAGCTTACGCTACCGAATGAAAGCCGCCCGGTTATTCCCACAATCACGGTGGCGCAAGATACCGTATTACTTTGGGACAACAACACCATCAATGCCAGCGCTGGAGATCACATTTTCCCCGCCATTCGGCTTGCGGCTGGCAGCAACAGCCTGAAGGCGAAGGTGGCCAGCGGCACCGGTAGCATCACCGTTACATATCAGGAGGCCAGCCTGTAATGTACCAACTAAAATATCAAAACTATATCCTGTATGACCCGCGCCTTGCGGATGAAAAACTAATCATCCGTGACCCCTCTGTGAAGCTGGCGGTCAGCAAGGCCGGGGAAATGTCCTTCACAGTGGATGCAGACCATCCGTATTTAAGCAATCTTCGGCGCATGAGCGGCCTTGTGGAGCTGCTGGACGGCACTTTTCCTATATATAGGGGGAGAATAACCAGCGATATAAAAGACTTCTACGGAGCACATAAAATCGCAACAGAGGGCATTATGGCGGCGCTGAATGACAGCATCATCCCACCGTTCAACTTTCCGGAAGATTTCGAGAATGACACTGCTTATAAGGCCGTAGCCGCAAGCGGGAATGTGGTTGACTTCTTCTTCCGCTGGATTTTAGGGCAGCACAACAGCCAAGTGTCCGCAGAGCAGCAGATCAGGCCCGGAGTGTGTACCGTAACAGACCCGAACAATTACATCACACGCAGCTCTGAGGAGTACGCCACGGCGATGTCCACGATATCCGACAAGCTGATTAAATCGGCTTTGGGCGGGTATCTCCTGATTCGATATGAGGATGACGGGAACTATCTGGATTATTACGCTGCGTTGCCGCTCACAAATACGCAGTCTGTGGAATTTGCTGAGAATCTCCTTGACCTTTCCAGCGAGACGGACGGAACAAACATTTACACCGCTATTCTGCCAGAGGGCAAGGACGGCTTGACTATCGAAGCGCTGCCAGATGGTGATTTGACAGATGACCTTGTTAAATCCGGGCTTACTATTTATAGCAAGTCTGGCATGGCCACATACGGGCGCATTACCCGGCACATCAAATGGGATGATGTGACTGTTGCCGCCAACCTTCAGACCAAGGCGAAGGCGGCGCTGGCTGACAATGGCCTGTCCATGCCGGAGACCATCACCTGCAAGGCAGTTGATTTGGGCTGGCAAGATGGCATCCAGCATTTCCGGGTGGGCCGGATGACGGCCCTTTTCAGCACTCCGCACGGCTACAGCGCGTCCTATCCGCTGATGGAGTTGGCCCCGGATATTCTTGACCCCGGCAACACACAAATCACGCTGGGCGCTACCCAGCAAACCTACACGGGGGCGCAGATAGATGCCAAGCGTGAAACGGATAAACGCATCGAAAGCACACGGCAGGAGATTTCTGAGCGGGTGGACGAATCTTCAAGCCAAGTGATTCAGGCCACACACCAGCAGATTACCGATCTGCAGCAGAATGTCAACTCCATCATCCTGTCCGCTCTGGAAAACTATGTAGAAACCGGGGATTTTGACAGTTACAAAGAGGAGGTCAGCACAAAGCTGTCTGTGCTGACTGACCAGCTGAGCATTGACATCACTAAGGTAACCGAGCGCATTGACAAGGTGGACGGCGATCTGCAAAGCAAGTACAGCGAGATCACAAAGGCTTTCCGGTTTACGTCTGACGGCCTAATCATTGGCGAAACGGGCAATGAAATCCTGCTGCGGCTGGATAATGATGTGTTGCAGTTTGTCCGCAACAACACACCGGAGTTGCAGATCACCGCAGAGGGCGTGGAAGCAATGCGTATCAAGGTATCTATCCTCTGCATCGGAAACGTGGTTTGGACGGAGGACGAAAACGGCGATGTAATTGCCAGTTGACAGGAGTTGAGAACATGGCGTCCATTTACAGCAGCACAAACAAAGGCTGGCGCTTGCGTCTGGATTGGTCAATCACAGGCCAGTCTATCGCAGACAACAAAAGTACATTAAGTCTTGATTTGTGGGTATATGACGGAACCGGATATTCCCAAAACGAGAGCAGCGGCGAAGCGTATTATATACTTCAGGGCGAAAAACGATGGAATCCGTATAATTACAGTTCCACCGGATGGTACAAACTGGGCAGCAAGACTATTACAGTCAGCCATAATGCAGACGGCACGAAAAGTATTGCGCTGACAGCAGAATGGGACTGTGGCTTTGACAGCTCCTACACACCACGCCATTTGTCCTTGTCGGAAACGGTGACGCTGACTACCATTCCAAGAGCGTCCACGGCCACCACAAGCGGCTCCACGCTGGGGGAGACCTTGACCATCACCATCAAGCGGGCCAGCAGCAGCTTTAAGCACAAACTCTATTACACATGCGGCAGCGTCAAGGATCAACTGATTGCAGAGAATGTAAGCACATCGTACAGTTGGAATGCGCCGCCTGTGTCTCTGGCACAGCAAGCGCCAAACGCAGAGACTGTGGCGCTCACACTCACGGTCAAGACGTACAACGGCAGCGCCTATGTTGGGGCGTGGTCAACGGCTGTTAAGCTTGCTGTGCCGTCAACCGTGGTTCCGGCCCTGTCTGTTGCAATCAGCGATCCAACAGGAGTGTCCGACACCTATGGTGGATATGTGCAGCTGCGTAGCAAGGTCAAGGTAGATATCGCCGCATCCGGGGTGCAGGGCAGTTCCATCAAGTCTTACAGTATCAAGGTGGGCAGCATCTACGCTGCGACATCGGCCAGTGGTACAACGGATTATCTGCCCGGTTCTGGCGAACTGACTGTTTCCTGTGCTGTCACAGATAGCCGGGGGCGCACGACTACAAAGACACAAAGTATCACTGTCCTTGCTTACAGCAAACCAGCAATTACTGCTATTTCTGCCGCCCGTTGCAATGCCGATGGCACAGCAAACCGGGCTGGAACTTATGGCAAGGTGACTTTCTCCGGGGCCATTACTTCTCTTTCTGCCAAAAACACCGCAGCATATGCGGTACAGTATAGGGAAGTCGGCACTGAAGATTGGACTACGGCAGGCCGACCGGCGGCGGGAAACTACGATCCTGCTGATATTTCTGCCTTGTTTGCCGCAGACAAAAGCAAACGCTACGAAGTTCGGGTTGTGGCAACCGATGCCTTTGAAAGCATTGGCTCCACGTTGCGTGACCTCCCGGCAGCGTATGCTCTATACCATCTGGCAAAGCATCTGCTATCTGTGGGGCTGGGCCGTCTCTGTGACAAGGCAAACGCAATTCAAGTGGGGCTGGATGTTTATTTTGATAGGGATGTACAAATAGACGGCACACTGGCGGTAGGAGGGACGACGCTGCTGGATTATGCACATCCGGTGGGGAGTGTATATATCTCCACTGCGGCCACCGACCCTGTCGATCTTTTTGGCGGCGGGACGTGGGAACGCATAAAGGATGTATTCCTGTTGGCTGCGGGTGATACATACGCAGCTGGGGCCAGCGGCGGAGAAGCAGCGCATACACTGACCGCAAATGAGATGCCGAGCCATACGCACAATCCGGCCAATCAGCCGGGGTATTACGGCTTTATCACCAACAGCCAGAAGGCGTTCACCGTGGGTGATATGGGCGTTCAGAGCGGCAGCGGGCGGTACTATCCCTACGCATCGGCGGCATTTGACATCAGCCGAAACACGGCAACCGGTGCGACCGGCGGAGGGAAGGCTCATAACAATATGCCGCCATATCTGGCGGTGTATGCTTGGCGGCGAACAGCCTAATTGTCTCGCTGCGGGTCAATGAAAAATGGGGGTGTAAGGAGGTGATACCACCTTATAACATAGCCCCAGAGGAGAAAGGAAATTACTGAATGGAAACAATCGTCGTAGCTCTCATCACCGGCGGCCTGTCGCTGCTGGGGGTAATCATCACCAGCAACAAGACCACCCGTGATGTGCAGGCCAAGCTGGACACGCAGCAGGCCGTCACCGACACCAAACTGGACGAGCTGACACGGGAAGTCCGGGAGCATAACAACTTCGCCCGACGCGTCCCAGTGCTGGAGGAGCAGATCAAGGTCGCCAATCACAGGATAGCGGATTTGGAAAGATTGCCCAACCGCTGAGCATCGCAAATCTAAAGTATGAGGAGGGATACCCATGTATCGAGGTACAACGCCCACGCTGACATTCCGCCTGCCCATCGACACGGGTAGCATCACGGTGCTGTCCTTGGCCGTAGCGCAGGCCGGACAGGTTAAAATCGAAAAAGCATTGTCGGATGTACAGCTGGACGGGAATGTTGTCTCATGCACACTGACGGAAGCCGAGACCCTGTCGCTTACTGCCGGGAGAGGCATTGACGCAAAGATACAGCTCCGGGTGGGCGTAGGCGGTCAGCGCATGGCATCTCAGGTATTCGAAGTGCCTGTGGAGCGTATTCTCCGGGATGGTGCGCTATGATCGAGTTTGCGGTAACTTTTTCTCCCGGCGCTGACCTGGAGGTCAACATGGGGCAGGTGATGGAGGTGTATGCCACCGAGGAGCGGACGGTGGAGCTGTCTATGCCATCCGGCAATCAGGTCATCCTGCCCACCAGCAGCAAAGGAATGCGTAAGGTGACGATTCAAAAACCGGACACCCTTTTGGCCGAGAACATCAAGAAGGATGTGGTGATCGGCGGCGTGACCGGTGGCCTTGAGGCACCACCGACAGGCCCTTATATAGAGTATACGTCCCTCGACAGTTCTGGTAGAGTGTTTACTGCTAAATTTCGAGGAACCATTGTTCCAGAGTATGCATTCGCTTATTTGGCGGAATTGACATCAGTAGATATGCCAGACAATGTAATTGCAATTGGTGATAATGGTTTTTATCGCTGCCCAAAGCTCCAATTAACAAGTCTCCCTTCCGAAATTACCTCACTCGGAGATTTTGCATTCTCTGATTGTTCAAAGCTAGCGTTAACAAGCCTCCCTTCTGGAATCACCTCAATTGGAGAACAGGCATTTAGGGATTGCTTTAGTCTCGCATTGACAGGTCTTCCTTCTAGAATTACCTCAATCGGAGATTACACATTTAGGAATTGTTCAAAGATGGTACTAACAAGTCTCCCTTCTGGACTTACCTCAATCGGAGATTTTGCGTTTCTAAATTGTTACCAACTATCATTGACGGCCCTACCCTCTGGACTTACCTCAATCGGACAGTATACATTCAACAATTGCCCAAGGCTCGCATTGACGGCCCTACCCCCTGGGATTACATCATTACCAACAGCCGCATTTCAGTACTGCCCAAAATTAGAATTGACGACCTTCCCGTCTGGAATGACCTCGATTGGAGCTTATGCATTTAAGCAGGGTACAGGTCTCGCATCAATAACCCTTCCCCCCGCACTCACTTCAATCGGAGATTTTGCATTTGCCAATTGTACTGGGTTAGAAACGGTTAAATTTACGAGCACGGTATCCTCAATCCCAAATGGAGTATTTTCAGGATGCACAAAACTGTCTACCATTTATGTTCCGTGGTCGCAGGGGCAAGTAGCAAATGCGCCTTGGGGTGCGAGCAATGCCACCATCGTTTACGATTATTCTGGGGAGTAAACAAAGACTTATCAACATTTTTTGTGTGCCCGAATCGGGCACGGAAAGGAGAAATTATGGAAACTTTTGGCATCGCAAGCGTGGCGGTTATCACCGTCATCACCTACCTCGTGGGGCTGGTGGGCAAAGCCAGCAGTATGAACGACAAGTGGATCCCCATCCTGTGCGGGGTCTGCGGCGGTCTGCTGGGGGCTGTCAGCTACTATCTGGCCCCAATCCCGGACTTCCCGGCGGGCGATCCCATCACCGCCATTGCCGTGGGTATCGTCAGCGGTCTGGCAGCCACCGGCATCAATCAGGCTGTCAAGCAGCTCAGTAAGGGGGAGTGAGATATGGGCAAGCGCATCACTGCCGCATATCCCATCGCCAAGGCGGGCGGTATCCCCATCAACACCAGCATCCCGGCCAGCAAGGAGACCTATGACCGGCTGGGCGGGCGGGACGTGGCCTTTGTGGTGCTGCACTACACGGGCAACGTCAGTGACACCGCCGAGGCCAACTGCAAGTATTTCGCAGGCGGCGACCGGGAGGCCAGCGCACACTACTTCGTGGATGAGGACAGCATTTACCAGTCCGTACCGGTCTGTGACCGGGCGTGGGCGGTAGGCTCTTCTGATCCGGTACATCCTCTCTGCCGCAACACCAACAGTATCTCTATCGAGATGTGCTGCTCCGGGAACTACCATGTTTCCGAGCGCACCAAGGCCAACGCTGCGGCACTGACGGCGGAGCTGTGCAAGCTGCTGGGCATCTCCGGCGTGGACACCTACGTCCTGCGGCACTACGACGTGACCGGGAAGTCCTGCCCCCGGCAAATGGCAGGGAAGAACAATGCGGAGTGGCAGGCGTTCAAGGCCAGCGTCAAGGCGCTGCTGAACGAGCAGCCAAAGCCCGCACCCGCACCGACGACGAAGGAGGAGACGATCAACATGGAACTGCGTATGCTGCGCCGTGGCATGGAGGGAAACGATGTCCGGGCCGCCATGCTGCTGATGAAGGACAAGGGCTATTACCCGGATGAAATTTGGAGCGGCGACAAGCTCTTTGGCCCCAAGATGGAGACCGGTCTGCGCCGGATGCAGGCAGACCACGACCTCGGCGTGGATGGCATCTTGGGCTCCAATAGCTGGAATTTCCTGCTGAAATAAGTGGTAAAATAAATCCACTGGAGGGCGCAGAGGACACCGCTACGCCGGCCTCACGCCCGTGCTAAACATCCGCACCTCCACGGCACACCGTGGGAAATGATAGATCAGCACAAAAGGATCCGCAAAAAACTATCCACTATGGCACCATGCCGCGCCACAGAAACAATCCGTGCGGTAGGGCTACCGGAAGACGAGGAAACCTGTGTAATTGACGTGGACGTTTTTGGCCGCACCTGTGTACAGACGGCGGCAAAACTACATATCAGCGTAGATGGATTTTACAAATTGCGCCGCCGCGCATACCAAAAACTGGCGGATGCATTCGATTCCTAAAAGTAGCCGCGCCCTTTTTGGGTGCGGCTATTTTTCGTTTTTGCACACAATTGGTGTACACTGTAACTACATTATTGCAGAATCAAGGCAGAATCCGGGCAGTTTATTTGCCCGGATTTCTTTTATTATAGAGGCAAGGAGGCGGGAATATGTACGAGCGCTTAATCAAATGCGGGTTTACCGCGCAAATGGCGCAGGATATTTGCATTCTGTACGCAGACGATCCCCAGGGGCTTTTAGCGTATGTGGAAATTGCTGAAAGCCTATATAGGGGTTGCAATCATGTATAAATATTTTAATCCAAATCCCTGCGGGAAAAACGTGTCCGATTGCACTGTCCGTGCGATCTGTAAGGCCACGGGAAAGGATTGGGGCGAGGTTTATCTCCGGCTGTGCATGCGTGGCTACTTGGACGGTGATTTACCCAATGCAAACGCCTGTTGGGGCGCGTATCTGCGGTCCTTAGGCTACCGGAAATACATCATACCGGACACTTGCCCGGACTGTTACACGGTCGGCAGGTTTGCCGATGAGCACCCGCGCGGGACATATATTCTCGCCCTCTCTGGGCATGTAGTGTGCGTTCAGGACGGGATCATCTATGACAGCTGGAACAGCGAGAACGAAATCCCGCTTTATTTCTGGGACAAAGAAACGGAGGAATGAACATGGCATATCCCTATTTCAACCCCTATTATCCGCAGCCGATGCCGGACAACCTCATGCAGATGCGGCAGATGCAGCAGCCACAGATGCAGCCCATGCAGCAGCCTATGTCGCAGCCAGTGCAACAGAACCCCATCGCACAAGGCGGCGTACAGTGGGTAAGCGGCGAGCAGGAGGCAAGAGGTTATCTCATCGCGCCCAACTCTGCCGTAGCACTGTGGGATTCCACCGCCCCCACCGTTTACCTCAAGCAGGCAGACGCAAGCGGGAAACCGACGCTTAAAATTTACGACCTTGTAGAGCGCGCAGAAACGCCACGCACAGCGGCGCAGGAAAAGGGCGTGGAATTTGTCACCCGCAAAGAGTTTGACGCTCTGGCAGCGCTTGTGGGCGAAATAAAGGGCAAGAAAAAGCGCAAGGTAGAGGAGGACGAGGACGATGACTAACCCGTTCATGGCCGCGCTGGGCGGCGGGCAGGGGCCTATTGGGAACTTTGCCCAGATGGTTCAGCAGTTCAACCAGTTCAAAGCAAATTTCAAGGGCGACCCCAAAGCCGAGGTCGAAAAGCTCTTGCAGAGTGGTAGGCTAAACCAGCAGCAGCTTAATCAGCTACAGCAGATGGCGAAGCAGTTTCAAAGCCTGATGCAGTAATCATCAACATAAATCAACATCGTGGCCACGATTTGATGAATAAAAATTTTTCAAAGGAGTGATACTATGTCTCTTTCTGACGGCGGCGTTCAGGCCACTATGCCTGTTGCGCCTACCGGCATGATGAACAGCGGCTTTGGCGGCTTCGGCGGCGATGGCGCGTGGTGGATCATCATTCTTTTCCTGTTTGTGTTCTGCGGCTGGGGCGGCAACGGCTGGGGAAACAACGCCGGCAATTCCGGCGGCGTGGTCGACGGCTATGTGCTGACCTCTGATTTTGCCAATGTCGAGCGCAAGATCGACAGTGTAAATCAGGGCCTTTGCGACGGATTTTACCAGCAGGCGCAGCTTGTCAATGGCACCAACATGGCGATGGCAAACGGCTTTGCACAGGCCGAGCTTTCCCGCAGCAACCAGCAGGCGGCGCTGATGCAGCAACTCAACGCCATGCAGATGCAGGCCGCTAATTGCTGCTGCGAAAACCGTGCAGCTATCGCCCAGGTGCGCTACGACATGGCGACGCAGGCGTGCGACACGCGCAACACCGTGCAGAACGCCACGCGCGACATCATTGACGCGAACAACCAGAACAGCCGCGCCATCCTCGACTTCCTAACGCAAAGCAAGCTGTCCGACCTCCAGACCGAGAATCAGAATCTGAAGCTGGCGGCATCTCAGGCCGCGCAGAACAACTATCTGATCTCGCAGCTGCGTCCGTGCCCTTCGCCTGCCTACATTACTTGTAACCCGTGGGCAGGCAGCGGTTACGGCGGCTGCGGATGCAATCAGGGCTGCGGCTGCTGACAACTGCATAGCATAGCTTTTTGCCGACAACGGCGAAATGGTCGGCCCCGTGCCGATACTACGATAACGCGGCGGGGCAATCGCTCCGCCGCTGTATTTTTAGAAAGGAGTTTTCCATGCCTGAATACACTGCTGTTGCTGCACAGACCGTAGCGGCAAATCAGAACGTGCTTTTTACCGAGGCGCCGATCCCCTGCACAAAGGGCCTTGTGACCCATCGCGTAGGCTCTGGCCTGTTTAATCTCCGGGGTAACTGCTCCCAGTGCCGCGTCCGCTACAAGGTGGACTTTATCGGCAATATTGCCGTAAGCGCCGGCGGGACCCCCGGCCCCATCTCCGTTGCCATTGCGGTTGACGGTGAACCTCTGCCGTCCTCCGTTGCGACGGTGACGCCCACAGCGGCGGAGGCGTTTTTCAATGTGGCGGCATCCGAGTACGTTGACGTTACAAAGGGCTGCTGCGCGTCGCTGTCCATCCGCAACGTTAGTGGCGAGGACATTGACGTGAGAAACGCAAACCTTATCATTACAAGAGTTTGCTGAGAAAGGAGAATGAACAATGGGTATGAAATCTATGTATGACCTGCGCGATATGCTCTGCAAGGAGCTGGACGAGATTACCCGCAAGGGAGAACTTGGCGCGGGTGACCTCGACATCGTGCACAAGCTGACCGACACCATCAAAAACATTGACAAGATCGAGATGCTGGAGGATGACGGCTATTCCCAGCGCCGATATTCCCAGGCCGGTGACTGGGAGGCGGACATGCGCGGAACCTATGGTAAAGGCAGCTCTTATGCCCGCCGGGGCACCCATTATGTCCGCGGCCATTATTCCCGGGACGGTGCCCGGGACGATATGAAGCGCCAGTTGCAGGAGATGCTGGACAACGCCGACGACGAAAGCATCCGCAGAGCCATCCAGCGCTGCATGGACACGATCGAGGACTAAAGGGGGTGCACCCCTATGGTCGACGAGAATGAGGTTAAGCGCTGGATAGCTCGCCTTGAAACAGAAGAATCGAGCTGGACAAACTATGAGAAACTGGCGGCGCTCTACATTATCCGTAACGAGCAAGGCGGGGAGCAACTGCAGGCGAAAGCGCCCCCAATGCTGTATTCTGCAGAGCCTGCGCCGGCCAAGAAAATAAAACCCTCCGGCAGTGAATTTTTGAAAGCGGTCGGGAATGTAGCGCAGGATAGGGCGTGGGAAGTTATGGACGAGCTTATGGACACACTAAAAATCGTCAATGAGAAAGCTTATAACAGCGTCCTAAAAAAACTAACCTAAATCGCTACTACTAACACGTTACTAACAAAGTTAATCTTGGCGAAAATAAAAAAGTCCGGGAACCCTTGAGATTCCTGGACTTTTTTGGTGGAGACTGCTGGACTCGAACCAGTGACCTCCTGCGTGTGAAGCAGGC